CGCCTCTGGCGCTCTTTTTCCCATTTCCTGGGGTTCTGCCACCTGTGCGGGCGCCGGGTGGATCGGAGCCCTCGGGGCCTGGTCTACTGCCCCTCGTGTGGGTGTCGCCGATGATTCAGTTCCTGCGCTACCGCCTCAACTACTGGGTCCGGGTGCTCTGCCACCTGTTCGGGTTCTGCCCGCGGTGCGGGGAGAGGGTGTCGTCCACCCAGCACGGCACGGTGTTCTGCTCCTCATGTGGTGCCCGATGAAGCGCTCCCCGCTCCTCCGGCGCACACCCCTCCGGGCCTCCTCCCCGCGGCTGGCCTCCCGGGCGCCAGCTGTCCGGAAGCCCAGGAAGCGCTCCAAGCGGAAGCCCCCGACCCGGGCCGAGAAGGAGCACATGGACCAGGTGGCCGCTCTCGGGTGCCTGGCCTGCAGGCTCGACGGGTTCCCGGGCACGCCTGCGGAACTCCACCACTCCCGGTTGCGCCCGGACGGCACGGCCTACGGGGCGGGGTGCCGGGCCTCCCACTTCGAGGTCATCCCTCTGGATCCCATCCACCACCGGGGGGGCGCGAAGGGCATCCCTTCCCGTCATCTGGCCGAGGCCGACTTCACCGCCCGGTATGGCGACGACCTCGTGCTCCTGGCCCACGTGCACCGGCTGCTCTCTCTCGAGGAGGTTTCGTGATCCCCATCCACCCCCGGGCCGTCCGGCCCGCCCGCATCATGTTCATGCTGGCCGCGGGCGCCACGGTCCTCATGCGTCCCAATGAGGCCACCTTCATGGAGCAGATCGTCTACGCTGTCCGTGTGGGGTCCTGGGCTGACCCCCATGGCCGTGGGATCGGGGTCCACTTCGACATCAGCCAGCCCCCTGGGGCCGGGATCCCCACGTTCGGGGACCTGGTGAAACTCACCCAGCGGGTGCTCCTGGACGGACATCCGGCCACCCTCGAGTTGGCGGGGCAGCCATGAAGGCTCTGCCCTTCGCCGAGGCCCTGGGCCTCCTCGAGTCCGGTCGGGTCGCCCGTCGGGCCTCCTGGCCCCAGGGGTCCACCGTTCGCTTGGTCCCTGGCAACCAGATCATGGTCGGGGGGAAGCCCCTGGGCCCGCTCCCCTACTTCCAGGTGCGCCTGGCCTCCGCCGATTTCGGGATGCCCTGGCACGCGACCTCCCCAGACCTCCTGGCCCGGGACTGGGAGGTGCTCCCGTGATGCCCGGAGAATCCCTCTCTGCTGAGAAGTCCTGCGGGCTGTTCTGTGCCCACGCGCTCAAGTCCCGGCTTCACCTGGCCCAGTTGACCCACGCCACCTTCTGCATGGATCGTCTGGCCCTCGGCCTCGACTCAGGAGAACTCTCCCCCCACCTGGCCGCTGCCACCATCCGGCGGGTGCTTCTCGAGGTCGCCAAGATGGCCCAGCAGGCTCCGGGATGACCGCCCCCGCCCCGAAGCGTGCCCGGAAGGCCGCCCCGAAGAAGCGCAGGAAGGCTGTCGGCAAGACCGTCGAGAAGCCCAAGGCGCCGACACGCAAGAAGGCGACCTCCCCCGTGGTCCCTCCCGACAAGGCCAAGCCCCTTCCCGCCACAGAGTTAGCCACTCAAAACAAGGCGGTTGAGGAGTCTGTCGTAAGTGTTGACTGGGTGTCGGTAAAGCATCGGTATGTTTGCGGATTCCTGCCAGAAGGGGCCCCTAGCTCCACTCCCGTGAAGTGGGAGTCGCTGGTTGACCTCTCTGCGGCCCTTGGTTTGGTCCTCCGCACTGTTGAGCGCCATTCGTCGGACGAGGATTGGCCGGAGGCCCGCCTGGCCTTCCAGTCGAAGCTCGGGCTCCGCATGAAGGACGAGACCACCAAGCTCCTCTCTGTCCGGCAGGCCCGGGCCCGCGAGACCATCCACGCCGGCGCCCAGTTCCTGGTTCAGAAGGTGATCGAGAAGGCGCAGCGGGAGCAGGTGTCCATGTCTGACCTCGTCGGGGGCATCACCGGGCTTCACCGGGCGCTGAAGGCGACGACCGAGGCCGCGGACCCGGACATTGGGAAGGTCGTCCTCCCTGGCGGTGGGGGTGGTCGCTGGCTCCTCATACGTGAGGGCCTGGACCCTGTCGAGGATGCCGACGTTATGGATGTGCTTCCCGAGGAGGACCCTGTTGAGTAGTCCCGCGGTGCTCTGTCCCCAGTTCGACCCCGTGATCATCCCTCCGCCCTCGGGCCGGTATGAGTCCGCCTGGTGGGCCCTCCTGCTGGGGCACGCGGCGGCCCTGGACACCTTCTATGGGCGGATCCAGAAGGCCCACCGGCTGACCGTGACCCTGGACATGATCCAGGAGGAGTCCTTCCGGGCACTGGCCCGCCTATCGGGGCGGTCCTATGCGGTCCTGGCCCGCGGTTATGGGAAGGGCGCCGGCCACGATGCCGCCATTGCCATGGGGTGCGAGATCGGCTGGTGGTCCGAGGCCGCCCGGGCCTCCTTCGCGCTGGCCGCGGTGCTGGGGCTGCATGAGACGCCCCATCCGGACGCGGCCCTGGCCTGCGAGGTGCACCGGAAGGTCCGGATGGGGGTGTTCTTGATGGTTCCCGACAGCGCCTCGGGGAAGATCCTGCTTCGTGCCACCGGCGACCCCTCGCTGGAGTTTCTGCAGGCCGTGGCGATCCGGCAATTGGCCGTTGAGGGGGGCGATTGCGTGCGCTAGATGCCCATCCCTCTCCCACGAACCGCGAGGAGGCCCTGGCGGCAGCTGCCCGGCTGCTGGACCCCCTGCACGGGATGACGGAGCAGAAGCAGATCCGGGCGACCACCCATTCGTTGCTCTTGTTCTGTGCCCAGAACCTTCAGGTCCGGGTGAAGGACGGCGGGGCCCTCTGGCCCTTCGTCCTTAACCCCATCCAGCGGCGCTACCGGGCCTCGCTCCGTCAGCGGCACGTTGAGGGCTTCCGCGAGAAGGCCGCCGATCGCTTCCGTGGGATCAGGGACCTCATCGTCAAGCCCAGGCAGCTGGGGTTCTCGACCTTCATCGCGGCCCTGTTCTTCATGGATGGGTTCCTGAACCCGGGGCGCGTCTCGGTTATCTTGGCCCACGACAAGGACATCGCCGAGATTCTTCTGGAGACCTACCGCATCTTCTGGGACCACCTTCCGGGGCCCATGCGGGGGGAAATGCGCCTTTCTTCGGACTCCAAGTATGAGTTCCAGATCGTGTTCCCTGGGGACCAGGCCCTCTTTCCGCCTTCCAAGTTCGTCATCGACACCGAGGCGGGCCACCCCTGGCGCGGTGGCGTCATCCACAACCTGCACGCCTCTGAGGCCGCCTTCTACCGGGATTACCAGGGCTTCAAGAACAGCTACCTGCAGGCCGTGCCCGCCACCGGGAACGCCATCCTGGAGACCACAGCCAACGGGCAGAACCTCTACCACGCCGACGTCGTGGCCGCCCTCGAGGGCGAGGGTGACCCCTCGATGCCCTGGCATGTGGTCTACTACGCCTGGTTCGAGCATCCCGAGTATCGGAAGCCCTGGGATCCGAAGACCCAGTCTCCGCTGACCGCCGAGGAAGCGGCGCTCATGTCGCTCCATGGGCTGGACCTCCAGCAGATCGCCTGGCGCCGGGCCAAGAAAATTGAGGTCGGTTCCAAGTTCCCCCAGGAGTATCCCGAGACCCTGGCCGGCGCCTTCCTCACCACCGGCACGCCCTTCTTCGACATGGAGGTTGCCGCGGCCCGTCTGGACGACCTTCGGCGGAGCCCGGTTCCCTTCACGCTCGACCGCACGGGGGCGATGATCTACCAGGACCCCCTCCCGGGCGAGACCTATGTGCTTTCGGCCGACATTGCCGAGGGCCTGGACCGTGGCGAGTCCTCGGTGGCCGACCCAGAGCAGGGGGGCTCCGACTTCTCGTCTGGCTACGTCATCCACGCCCGGACCCTCCGGGTGGTGGCCGCCCTCCATGGCCGCATCCCGCCGGTGGAGTTCGCCCGGAAGTTGGACGCCCTTGGCCGCCGGTATCGGGCCTGCGTCGCCCCCGAGCGGAACAACCACGGCCACACGGTGGTCCATGTGCTCGAGGAGGCCCAGTATCCCGAGGTCTACCGGCACGCCGAGTATGACCAGGGCGGGCAGCGGTTCCTTCGGCCCGGGTTCCCGACCGACACCAAGACCCGGCCCATGATCCTCGACGCGCTGGCAGAGGTGATCCGCACGGGGCTCATCTACTGCCCCGACCCGCGGTTCTGGGTGGAGACCCTGCGCTTCCACCGGAACAAGCTGGGCAAGCCCGAGGCCCTCCCGGGCTCCCATGACGACCGGGTGATGTCCCTGGCGATCGGCGTCTATCTCTGCACCCTGGGGCGCTCTGCCTGGGGTCTGGCGGCCGTGGCCGGTTCGGATCGTGCTGGGTTCCCCACGCTGGCCCCCACGCCTGCTCCTGCGGCCGGCCCCGCCCCAGTGGACCAGGGCACCCTCGCCAGGCTTCAGGCAGCTGCCACGGCCCCGCCAGGGGTGCATCCTGACCGGGTGCCCTCGCTGGCCGTCTCGGACGGGAGCAACCCTGTGGCCGTCGTGGCACAGGAGCGGGCTATCCTCACCAGGCGCACCTGCGGGAACTGCACCCACTACCGGGATGCCCTTGGCGGCCTCTGTGGCCTCAACAAGTTCCGCGTGCAGGCTATCGACCCGTCCTGTGTGGCCCACTACCCCGCCGACACTGGACCAGTCGAGGACTGGGCGGAGGGCGGCGAATGGTGATCTGGAGGCATGACGGGCCCCCTCTGGTCATTCCAACCCGCGAACGGCGGTGCTCCGTTCGGCCACCTTGGCGCAGCCGAGCGCACGGCCTATGACCCGCACGCTCCGGCTGACGAGGTGGCGGACGCTGGGCGCCAGGTTCTCAAGGGCTACAACGACCCTGGGCTGATCCCTCCAAACCTGGCCCAGATGATGATGGACTGGGTCAAGCTTGAGAAGGTCGAGCGCACGGTGGCCAAGGCCCTGGCGACGGGCTCTGTGCAGTCCGCGGACCCCAAGGCCCGGACCAAGCCCATGCTGGCCCAGCTTGGGGCAGGGGGCCGCTACATCCCCAAGCCTGGCATCCCCTTCGTCGCCCTCCGCCAGTTGGCCACCCGGATTGAGGTCGCCCAGGCCATCCACCGGACCCGGCGCCGGCAGGTGCTCCGCTTCGCCTCTCCTTCGATGAAGGACGACGAGGTGGGTTGGAAGCTGCGGCACATCGACCATTCTCACGAAATCACGCCCCAGGACACCGACTACTTCGCCTGGCTCTCCCAGGTCATCAGCTGCGGGGGGATCGAGTTTGACCCGCTGCAGCGCCGGAGGCTGGGCCGGATGGGGTTCCGCGACTTCCTGTCCGCCCTCACCGACGACACCCTCATGTTCGACCACGTTCCGGTGGAGACCGTGCCCTACACGGCCGCCGGCGGTGGATCGGGCTTGGATTCCTTCTATGTCCGCGACTCGGCCACATTCTTTCTGTCGTCCACCTTCGGCGACCTCGAGGCTGGGGACGACATCTTCTTGGTTCAGGATGCCGCCACCAACGGCATGGGCGCCCCCGGGGCGGTGGAGTTCTCCTATGAGGAGGCGGCGCTGTTCGTCCGCAACCGCTCCACCGACCTGGAGCGCCAGGGTTACGGGACCTCGGAACTCGAGTCCTCCCTGGAGACCCTGACCAATTTCCTGTCCGCCTGCACCTTCACCCGCGAGGGCATGGACAACAACGCGATTCCCAAGGGCATCCTGGTCCTCAGCGGCCAGTTCCCTCGGGAGCAGATGATGGCCTTCGAGGCCGGCTGGCAGGCCCGCCTGCGTGGCGCCCAGAACCAGTGGACCCTTCCCGTGCTCCAGTCCCGGGGCCAGCAGGCGACCGCGAACTACGTCAACACCAACGCCGAGTTCTCCGAGATGGCCTTCGCCAAGTGGATCTCGCTGCAGGCGTCGATCATGTGTGCCGTCTACGGCATGGACACGAAGGAGATCGGCCTCGAGTCCTTTACCGCGGGCAATACGTCCTCGCTGAGTGGAGACGACACGGCCGAGAAGCTGGCCGCGGCCCGGGACAAGGGGCTGGACCCGCTCCTGTCTGACATTGAATCCTTCATCACCGAGAACATCACCTCCCGGTATTGGTCGAAGGCTCGGTTCTCCTTCACTGGGGTTGACCCCGGGGATGTGAAGGCCAAGCAGCTGACCAAGGAGCGTCTGCAGTCCATCGACGAACTGCGGACCTCCCTGGGAATGGATCCCTATCCCATCGCCTGGGTTGGGCAAATGCCCGCTGACAGTGGTCTTTTGCAGGCCGAGTTCACGCGCCAGAACGCGGTGGGAACCCTCAACGAAGGCCGGAAGCTTTGGGGCCTCGAGCCTCATCCGGATCCCATCATGGGCAACGTCCCCCTCAATCCGTCCCTCGGTGCCTCCTACCAGCAGGCGCTGGCTGGGATCGGGGCCCAGGCCAAGGATGACGAGGCCGGTGGTGGTTCCACGGATGGCTCCTTCCATGCCGACGACCTGGGCGTGGACGACGGCCAGGAACCTTCGGCGCCCGAGGGCAAGGCCGGAGAGATCGCGGATTCCCTCGGGGATCTGCACCCAGACCCCACTGGGGGTGATCAGTGATTCGAGGGGCTCTGATCATCCTCATTGGGGTTTTCTGCTGCCTGGCGCTCCTGCGCGTCGTGGTGGAAGAGGACGAGGCCAACCATGGCCGTCCTTGACGCCCGCCTCGGGGCCGCTCTGGCCGATCGGGACACCCGCCTCCCTGCGGCTGTTCGCCTGGCGCTGAAGGCGATCGGTCGGCGTCGCATGCCTGCCACGCCCCCCACGGCCCAGCAGGTGGAGGCCGAGCGGCCGTTCTGGGGTCCACACCCCGATCCTGTCATCGCCTCCATCGAGGCCGATTTCTACGATGTAGGTGCCGAGTTCCTGCGGGGCCTCCTGGCGAACGTCACGGGGCGGCCGGTGCGAACGGTGCTCAAGGCCCTCCCTCCTTCTCCTCATGTGCCGGGTTGGGGCGCCATCGCCGACCTGTTCCGCTCCGACCTCCAGCCCGAGCGGCTCATGCAGGGATGGCAGACCGTCATCGACCGCCTGGTGGGGGCCCTCCTCCCCGGGGAGTCCATGGAGCAGGCCGCCCAGGCGCTGGCCCTCCGCACCCACCTGATGCACCGGGCCGGGGAGCGCGTGGCGCATCCTGACCAGTTCCCATCTTGGGGTGGTGCGCTCAAGGATGGGTCCAAGGCGACCTCGTTCTCCCTCCAGTGGACGAAGGTCCGGGCGGTCGAGCACATGACCAACCTGTCGGCCCAGGCCCGCCACAACCTCCTCACCTGCCTCGTGACCTCCAAGGAGGCCGGCGACGGCTCGGGGAAGCTGCAGCAGCGGTTGTTCGACCAGTTCTCTGCCATGAACCGGGATTGGCGCCGGGTGGCGCTCACCGAGACGGCCTTCGCCGTGTCCAACGGCACGCTCTCCTCGGTGGACCCGGCGGAGGGTTGGGCTGCCGAATGGCACGCTGCCCCGAATGCCTGTCCCTTCTGTCGTCACCAGAACATGCGTCGGTTCCGCGTGGTGGCGCCCGATGCTCCAGGGAAGAACGGCGACACCCAGATCTGGGTCGGCAAGTCCAATGTCGGCCGCTCTGCCTCGCTCTGGTCCCGGAAACTCGGCCGGGAGCGCGTGTCCTCCGAGTTGTGGTGGGCGGCCTGCCCCTGCCATCCGAATTGTGCCTGCACCCTCGTCCTCCGCCGTCTCCGTTCTTGAGGTGACCCATGGCCACTCCTGTCCTCCCCCGCAACGTCATGCCCATCCTCTCCGGTGGCCAGGCCGTCAGTGCCGCGGGCGCTGTGTTCGTGCCCATCAACGGCCGACCCCAGCGGAACGTGCAGGCCAACCTCTCTGGCACCGGCGCCCTGACCGCCACCGTGCTGGTCAAGGTGTCCCTGGATGGCGTCAACTTCGCCACGGCAGCCACCCTGACCCTCAGTGGCTCCGGATCCGACACGCAGGCGTCCGCCGTTGTGTGCGAGGGCGCTTGGGTCCAGACCATCGTCACAGCCCTCACTGGCACGGGTGCCTCGGTCAACACCTTCGTCTCTTAACCCTTTTTCGCGCCTGACCGCGCACAGGAGTTTCCATGAGTGCAATGTCGGATTTCCTCGAGAACCACTTCATCGACTGGTATTTCCGGGCCCAGGCTTTCGGCGTCACCGGCGCCTCGGCTGGGGCTGGCACCGGGCCGACCTCCCTCTATGTCGCGCTGTTCACCACGGCCGACAACGACGCCAACAGCAGTGAGGTGGAAGTCTCGGGCGGTTCCTACGCCCGTGTGGCCATCACTTCCTCGCTGGCGAACTGGGCGGGCACGCAGGGTGCGGGGACCACGGTCGCCAGCACCGGGACATCCGGCACGACCTCCAACAACAACCCCGTGACCTTCCCCTCGCCGACGGCCTCCTGGGGTGTCGTGACCAGCTTCGGCATCTACGATGCGCTCACCGTGGGCAACCTCCAGTTCTACGGCAACCTCGGCACCTCGAAGACCATCAACAACGGCGACGCGGCGCCCTCCTTCGCCGCCGGCCAGTTGTCCGTCCAGATCGACAACTAAGGCGGGTGACCCACAGCTGCGGGGCCCGCCTTTCGGGGTGGGCCCCCTATCCATCGAGGCCCCATGACACTCACTCCTAGTCCCGTTCAGGTCGCTCCCGCTGGCGGGGGCCCGAACGTCGATGCTGTCCAGCTTACCAATTCGGGCTCCACGACCGTAGACCGCCA